AAAAGAAGAAAATCATTTTGCGCTAGATCTAAAAAATGGAAAAGTAAAAGAGGTTTAGCTGCTAGACGCAGATGGAAATGTTAAAATTATGAAATCAAGAGGATTAGGAGACAGTGTACATAAATTTACAAAAGCAACAGGTATCAAAAAAATGGTAGATGTTGTGAGTCAAGGTTTAAATATACCTTGCGGTTGCGAAGGCAGACGTGATGCTATGAATATGATGTTTCCATATAAAAAATAACTATTAAAAACTAAATTATGCCAGGATATAAAAGACCTATGTATGGTAAAAAACCAATGCTAACTGGTGAAACTCGTGAGCAAATTAAAAAAAGAGAAGAAAGACTTCAAAGAGAGTCAAGAGAAAGAGCTAGAAAAAAACGAGAAAATTTCATGAGTGGTAAAAAACCTCAGTTTAATACTAAGCTAAAAAAAGCTGCTGAAGAAGGTAAGCTAGACGGTAGCCCTAAATTTAAATCTGCTGTAGAAAGAGCTATGATGTATAAGCCTATGAAACATCATGGACCCTATAAACTAGGAAGTATGTCAAAAAACAATACAGAGGGTATATTTAGAAAAGAAGTACCACAAATGTATCATAGTAAAAAACCTATGATATTTAAAGGCCAAATAAGAAAAGCTGTAGATACAGCTAAAAAAGCAGATAAAGCTTATAGATCAGAAGGTAATAAAAACGATCCTGACTATATGAAAATGATGAATAAAAGAAAGTAATGGGAAAAATTAGTTCAGCTTGCAAAGCGGCAGCAAAAAGAAAATTTAAAGTTTGGCCTAGTGCTTATGCTTCTGGTTGGGGTGTAAGATGTACAAAGGCTGGAGGTCCAAGTAAATTTGGAGGTAAAAAGAAAAAGTAATGCCTAAGAGTAAGATAAAAGGCGGTGGTACTAAAAAAGTTTGTTTACCATACGCTAAATATAAAAGCATGAGTAAAGCTGAAAGGCAAAAAGTAATACGTGCTAAGCGTACTGCTGCTGCTCAAGGTAAATATAAAAGGTCTAGTAAATCTAACGTTAAAGGCGCTCGTAAAAAAGGTGCTACACTACGTGATTGGTTTCAAAAAGAAAGATGGGTTAATATAGCCACAGGTAAACCTTGTGGAGAATAAGTGATATATACTATGGGATATAAAAGCGCAGCTCAAAGAAAAGCAGTTTGGGCATCAAAAAACGAAAAAAAAGGTAAAAAAAGAAAATCAAAAAGTAAAAAAAGAAAATAATCAAATGAAAAATACAATTTTAATTATATTATTATCATTATCTTTAACTATAACAGCTCAAGAAAAAGAGCAAAAATGTATGACAGTTAAAGTAGAGCAAGTAGAAAATTACAAAGTCAAAGTAACTAAAATTGATTCTTGCAAAAAAGTAGTTAGTATTAAAGTTTATCTTAAAAAAGAGTGGGACGCTATTCAAAGAAAAAGAAAACTACGTAAAAATAAAAAATAAAACCGGCCCGGTTAAGGGCATAAACCAAATGTTAAATTTAAAACCAAAACCAAATGACATTTTTTTATTCGACTAAAACGTGGAATAGTCAACCACAAATTTCCAAAGAAACCGTAGAAGTTTGGAAGCATTTAGCTAACAAATCAAGCTGGAGAATAACTCAGCTACCAAATGGTTTTTACCAAACCGAGTACCAACATCCAAAGGAAGAAGATACTTGGATTGATGTAACCAGAAGAGAAACAGTTGAAGGAGCAGAAGCTGCTATTGACGGATCAGTAGATCACTACGGAAAAAAAGTAGAGTTTCTTAATGGCCCAAAAGTTGTTAAAACTTTTAAATAACATTAACTAAATTAAATTAAATTAAATGCAAAATCCACAAGACATTGTGAAGACATTAAGCTTTGGCAGTAATGCTAAAGATAAAGTCTTTGCTGGGATAGATAAATTAACACAAGCTGTTAGCTCCACACTAGGAGCTAGCGGTAAGTGTGTTATCTTAGAAGACTTCATGGGAAGACCTATGATTACAAAAGACGGTGTAACCGTAGCTAACTCTGTTAATTTAAGAGATCCTGTTGAAAACATAGGGGCTACATTAATTAAAGAAGCAGCTAGAAAAACTGTAAGCGAAGCAGGTGACGGAACAACAACTGCTACTGTTTTAGCTCATAGCTTGTTAAAAGAAGCTAACAGCAAACAAACAAGTGATAGCTTACGTAAAATAAAAGAAGATATTCAACAAGCGTGTAATAGTACTATTGAGTATCTTGAAAAAATTAAAGTACCTGTTGAAGGTGATATGATTGATCAAGTAGCAACAATATCATCAAACAACGATAAAGAGCTTGGATCTATTATAGGTGAAGCTTTTAAAAAGGTTGGTAAAAACGGTACTGTGATGATGGACGTTGATGGTAAATCAGAGAAAACAACTGTTGAGGTTGTATCAGGTTCACAGATAAATCAAGGATATGCTAATCCTAATTTTGTAACAGATACAGCTAAACAAACAGTAACATTAGAGAAACCATTAATATTACTAGTAAGTTCACCAATAAGTATAGTTAGAAAAATACAAACTGTATTAGAATATGCTGTTCAAAACAATAGGTCAATACTTATTATAGGTGAGTTAGAGAAACAACCAATGGCTGCGTTGGTGATGAACAAGATAAAAGGTAATATTAAAGCTAGTGTAGTTGCGCCTCCTGGTTTTAACTTCTGGAAAAAAGATTTTTTAGATGATATAGCTGCGATAACAGGAGCTACACATATAAATGAAGAATATGGTGATGATGTAGATTTAATTACACCTGATATGTTAGGTGAGTGTGAAACTTGTGTATCTGACAGTAAAACTACAGTATTAAAAATAGCTGAAATACCAGAAGAAGCTAAAGTTAGAATAAAAGATATTGAAGAGCAGTTAAAATCTTCAGATCCTAGCTTAAGAACAGAAAAGCTACAAGAAAGATTAGCTATATTATCTGGTAACGTTGCGGTTATATCTGTAGGTGCAAACTCAGATGTAGAGTTGAAAGAAAAGAAAGATAGAGTTGATGATGCAATACACGCTACAAAAGCTGCAGTAAAAGAAGGTATAGTTCCAGGTGGTGGTATAGCTTTATTAAACGCTGCTAATAGTATTGATAATGATAGTGATGGAGCTAGTATTTTTATTGAAGCTATAAAGCGACCATATAGAAATATACTTGAAAATGCTGGTATAGAAAACAGTGTACCAATAGTTAGAAAAGGCTTTGGTATCAATGTAGTAACAGGTGATATGGTGCATATGGTGAAAGAAGGTATTATAGATCCTTTGCTAGTAACTAAAAGCGCGTTGAAAAACGCAGTATCTGTTGCTTCAACAATATTATCAACTGATTGTGTAATTAGTAATATGAGAGAGGAATGAGAGCGATAGGTAATTACTTAGTTATAGAAGAAATAAAAGAAAAAGCTACTAAAACAAAAGGTGGTTTACTTCTTACAGATAAAATAAAAGAAGACATAAGATATAGGCAAGGTGTTGTAAAAAGCGTAGGAGATTTAATTCAAGGTGTTAAAGCTGATGATAAAATTTATTACGATAAACACGCTGGGTTTAACATAGAAATAGATGAAAATATATTTCTTGTAATAAAACAACAGGACGTTGTTATAGTCTTGTGAGAAAATTAGAAGCTAAAGATCTTAGAAGCATAGGTTTGTTAAAGCATTATCGTATTATACGAAAATGGGCTTGTAAGACATACAATTTAAAAGATGCTGATCTAGAACTTCTAATTTACTTTGACTGTATGGAGTTATTTACAAGAAAAGATTATATTGACGGGGTTTATACTTTTTCATGGGATAAGAATAGGTGGGAGCGTTTGAGACGTAGCGACTGGATAACTGTTTGGAGACAAAGAAATAACACCACTCAAAAATATACAATATATAAAACATCGTTTAAGTGTAGTCAACTTATTAGTAGAATATACAGGATGTTATTAGGTACTGAAGATTTACCAACTAGTATTAGAAGAAATAAAATAATGGAAGGTGGATCTTACTCAGATAAAGTAATGATTAAAGCTATAAATTTAGTCAACAAAGATAAAAATAGATAATAATAAAAAAACAAATTTAAAATGGCATACGGAGATATAACGAATAGCCCAAATACTTACAGGTCAACAGGAAAACCAGGTGTACAAACAGTTAGAAAAGCTGTACTTTTAAAAGATAGTAGCGCTATAGGTAGTGCTGCTGTTAACTATTTAGATGATACAAAAAGTTTAGAGCAATTAACTAATACAGATGATACTGCTTCTGCTAGTTCAACTAGATTAAAATCAACCTTGCATAAGTGCGCTGGTCTTTATATTGGAACAGCTGGTAATGTTATGGTTAATTTTGCTGGAGATAAAAGTTTAATAACGTCTGGAACTACGACTGGTACAGCTACTAATAAATTAAAAGATAATACTAAAAATTATAAACCATTAGTTCAACTTAGAGATTTTGTTGTAAACACTACAGACGGAACAGTTGCATTTGTTTCGGCTATAACACAAAGTCAACTTACTTTAGTAGATGTTTCTAATTCTAGCGCTGATATAATGGTTAGTGGTGAAAAGTATGAAATATACAGACCAATAATTTTTCAAAACGTAGCAGCTGGATCTTTTTTACCAATTGAAGTTGATAGAGTATTTGATACAGGTACTACTGCTGACGATATAATGGCAATATACTAAGACATGCCTTTAATAGGAATAAAAGCAAACGTAGGGTATAGCGAACAGATAACTAACGCTGATACTAGAATAAGCGCATTTAATTTATTTGCAGACTACACTGAGATAAAAGCTGACTCAAATCTTTTTACAGCTGACGCTAACCAAATGTAATACATAAAACATGGCAAAACAATCTATAAATATAGGTACAAGTGCTAATGACGGAACTGGCTCTACGCTGAGGGAAGCATTTGACATTTGTAACGATAACTTCACGGAAATTTACGGTGGTACAAACACAGCTTTTCAATTTAAAGCTGAGGGAACTAACTTCACAGGATCACTTCTAATTGGTCACGCGACTACTGGGACTATTTCATCTGCACAATACAATACTGGTATAGGTATAGCTGCGTTAGACGTCTTCCTT